AGCAGCCTTGGCAGTACCCGGTTTGTAAGCCTCGATGTTTCGTAACATCTCTTTTATCATATTGTGAGCCTTTCGATTAGGTCCAGCATCCAACAACAAACTATAGTTTTTAATATAGGCCATGACATACGGATCAAATTTACGTTGATCATTTCTCCCTTGTTTACCAAGGAAGTTATTAGCATCCATCGCAAAACGTGTGACGTATGACGAAGTATTGCGCCAGGGCATAACGCATGCATATTCTTTGGCGTCAGGATGCAAAGCCTGATGACGGTCATTGTACTTCACTAAATAGCGTTGAAGTATGTTGACACCAGGGCTTAAAATCTCATCATGGCGTATATGAGTATATAATCTATTGATGTGTCTCTTCATAGGAAAGAAGACGCTGAAAGCACTAGGTTTGATGGTCAATCCATGTCTTTTGAATGAAGCAATTATTAATTGAGTAGCTCCATCCACTTTATCATAGAAATATTTGGGAAGTTTTAGAGCAAAATCATCTCCATATACGAATAGTTTAGGTTCCTTAAGAGCAGCAATACTGCCAACAGCACTGCCGAAAACATCTAGAAGTACGAGATAAGTAGAAAATATAGTCATTAGACTAGCAATGTGAGATGTTCCGAGCCAACCACTAGCCATAAGTCCAAGTACCATGTAGGTGTAACCACCAAACCACTGGACGACTTTCGCATTAACTCCTCCCATCTCAACAGAAAACATTTCCTTAAATATCTCTTCAACATGTTTATCAGGAAACGAGACATAGAAGAGTCTAAATAACAAATAACCAAATAATCCAACTGGGGAATATGACATATCATGTACAGATATATCAGCAATGACCCACATAAAATCTTTAGGGTCGTCAGGGGTAAAAGTCTCCCCTCGCATATGTTCCTCCAAGTTCATGAATTCAGGTTCCTTAGCTCCTCTTAGAAGTGTGTAAACAAAAGTACTCCACACACTCGTTCCTATAAGGCAACCATACCATTTCTCCAAGCCCCTCATAAAGGGTAAAGTACACAATTTGGATATAAAATCCCATACTAATCCTACCATAGATATCAAACGCACCTTACCTGGTGCCTCATCCACGGATCGAATTTCTGCTTTAGTTGTGTATGTGTACACTTGTGGTGGTAATAAGTTCTCTCCTTCTCCAATATGTTCTTTTACTATTTGTAAGAATTTCTTTACAACCCGCCGCGCGTAGGGGGCCATATCACGCTTAGTTCTTGAATATTGTAACTCCCAATGCCTAAAGCCTACACCTGAATTAGGATTGTAATTGAGGTAGTAAGGGACATCAGGATCTACGCTAGCTTCCATCTGCCACGAACGAGCTTTAAAATCGCACAACAAAAAACCAAAGACTGCTTTAAAATGTGCAAGGTTTACGTCGTAAACGGTACCTGTTTTACACATTTTGTCACGTAGTGCACTAAGATTCTCAACTGATGGCACGGTAGAGAGGTAAGCCCCTGTGACGTACTTTTCATAAGCTGGATCGATAGTCATGACAGCATTTAGCCCCAACTCCTTAATATGGGGGTCTGGTTTCAAGTCGACAAACAAATTCGCTACTTTAGGTGGCTGGGTGGTCGAACTGGTGAACATGGTTATTGGGATGTACTTAGGTGAGTATAGATATGACAAGACCCTGTCGCCAATGCCGGTCGAGCCTTGTTCAGCCACTCTAAAAGTGTGAGCCAACAGGTTAATACAAGTCTTCATGTCAGTGTCATCGTTCCCACTACTGGGTAACGAGAAAACACACTGACCAGGATCAGCCTTAAACAACCTAGTCTCCAC